AATAGGGTGAGCCGAATTGCGGATCCCGCTCGGCTAGGCGCCGCAGCCCACTTTGCGGGCCTGCTCTATGCAGCCGAATGCCCGCGATGCCGGGAACGGGCAGGACCGGAAGGTTGGCGGCGATAAATTGCCGAATCCTATCATCGCTCTTGGCGTCAGCCGAACTGAAGCCTGATGTTTCTCTGTATCCGTGTTTTAGAGAGGTTCTCATCATATGCTCCGCCGCATGCGTGCAAAGAGTTCTCAGCGCCGGTGTGCGTTGAAGCGCCATGTGATCCGCAGCCATTTGCAGCAGGTGAGCAGCAATCTCTTCGGTGGTCATTTCTCTTGTCGACAACATGGCGAGGATTTCCTCGGCGTAGCCGTCATATTCGTTAGGCGGTCCCTGCGCATCTTGAACGCCGATCGGATCCCACTCCTGCAGGAGTATGGTGCGAACCTGCTCAAAAGCTTCACTGGACTGAATTTGATCGTGCATCTTCGTTATTTTCCAGAGCTAACCGATATGAATTTAAGGTCAGACCCTTCAATTCGTCGGACTGCAGGCTGCGATATTCACAAGTAATTTCAGACCGTTATTTGGCACCTTCGTCAAAGTCTCCATTCCTTGCGCGCTGGTCGGCCTTCAAGGGTGTCGCCAATTGCGCCGGAATAGGGTATCTATTTTGGCATGATGAGAACAGTTGCAGCGACGCACTGTCGACCGCAAGCGTTGTTTTGAACCGTTTGTTTTCTTTCAAAATCCCATCGGAAATCTGAAGCATGACCAATGCCGACAAGCCGGTCGCGCCGCGCAAACCGCGTGCGCGCCGTCGCAAGGCCGTTTCTGTTGACGACACGCCGCTTGATTACATGTTGAAAGTAATGCGCGACGACGAGGCGGATCAGAAGCGGCGCGACGAAATGGCGAAGATCGCAGCCTCCTATGTTCACCAGAAGCCGAGCGAACGCTCCGGCGCCGGGGCCAAGGGAGGCAGGGGTGTCACCATCGACTTAACCAATGCCACGGATGAGCAGCTTGCAATACTCGAATCCCTCTTCGGCCCGCTTGCCGGATCCGGCGACGATGATGGCGGCGATACGGGAGGAGAAGGCAAGGCGGATAGCTGAGCGCGAGCAAGGGGAGGTCGCCGCCCGGATTGCAGCGGATGCGGAGAGAATTCGTACCAATTGCCAATCGCTAACCGGCTTCGTGCGAGAGGCCTGGCATGTCGTCGAGCCCTCGGTCGATTATGTCCATGGCTGGCATATTGACGCCATCTGTCAGCATCTCGAAGCGGTGACCGCCGGTGATATTACCCGGCTGCTGATCAACGTGCCGCCGGGGACGATGAAATCACTTCTCTGCGGCGTCTTCTGGCCGGCATGGGAATGGGGGCCGAAGGGCAAGCCGCAATTGCGTTATCTCGGCGCCTCCTATTCGGAACATTATGCCAAGCGCGACAACAGGCGCATGCGCGACCTTGTTGCCTCAGAGTGGTATCAGGCGCTGTGGGGCGATCAGGTCAAGCTGACGAGAACCGGCGAGATGGCTTTCGCCAATACCCGCACGGGCTCGCGTCAGGGCGTGCCATTCTCGAGGCTGACCGGTGGACGCGGCGATCGTGTCATCATCGACGATCCGCATTCGGTCGATGGGGCCGAATCGGAAGCCGAGCGGCTGACGACGGTTCGCACATTTCGCGAATCCGTGCCAACGCGTCTCAACGATCCTCAGCGCTCGGCGATCGTCGTCGTGATGCAGCGGCTACACGAGGCGGATGTCTCCGGCACGATCCTGTCGTTGCGGCTCGGCTACGAGCACCTGATGCTGCCGATGGAATTCGAGCCGGAGCGCCGTTGCCGGACTTCGATCGGATTTGTCGATCCGAGGACAGAGGAAGGCGAGCTGCTCTTTCCGCAGCGTTTCCCTCTGGCGGTGGTCGAGCGTGACAAGATTCCGCTCGGTTCCTATGCGGTGGCCGGTCAGTTCCAGCAACGGCCCGCGCCACGTTCTGGTGGTCTGTTTCAGCGCGGCGACTTCGAAATCGTCGAAGTTGTGCCGGCAGGTGCAAAGCGTTGCCGCGCCTGGGATTTCGCCGCTTCGAAAGCACGCCCCGGCCGCCAGCCGGATTGGACCGTTGGCCTGCGCATGGCTTGGGTCGATGGTATCTTCTACGTCGAAACCATAGCGCGGGGACGCTGGTCTCCGGCCGAAGTGGAGCGCAATCTCAAGAATACGGCATCGCAGGACGGGCCGACGGTGACGATCCGTATGCCGCAGGACCCGGGAGCGGCCGGCAAGGCCGATGCGGAAACGAAGATCAAGCTGCTCGCTGGCTTTCCTGTAAAAGCGATATCACCAACCGGAGACAAGGCTACGCGCGCCAAACCTGCCTCGGCGCAGGCTGAAGCGGGAAACGTCAAGCTTTTGCGTGGGGACTGGAATGAGGCATTTCTCGACGAGATCTGTGCCTTTCCGAATGGGCAGTTCGACGATCAGGTCGATGCTTTCGCCGATGCTTTGAATGAGCTCGCGCTGAGTTCGTCCTTCAGCTTCAGCAACTTCTAGGCTCGCCTCGTGTGAGCCTCTTCATCACCCGACATCAAAGGACAATCCATGGGGCAGGTATTCTCGATGGTTCGCGACGGATTGGTGAGCTTGGCATCCCGCCTGGGCACCGAACGCGACAAGGCGGCATCTGTTTTCTACACGCAGCCGATCCTGACGGACGAGCAGATCATTGCCGCCTATCGCGGTTCCTGGCTGCCGCGCAAGATCGTCGACATTCCGGCGCTGGATAGCTGCCGGAAATGGCGAAACTGGCAGGCGGCGAACGATCAGATCGAATTGATCGATGCCGAGGAACGCCGTCTCAATCTTCGCGGCAGGCTGCTGGAGGCGTCGACGAAGGCGCGGCTTTTCGGTGGCGCTGCCTTGTTCATCGGGTCGGAGGACGCCGATCCGGCCTTGCCATTGGAGATGGAGCGTATCGGAAAGGGCGGCCTCAAACACTTGACGGTGCTGACGCGTCGACAGCTGGCTGCCGGGGACATTGAGAGCGATCCGACCTCGGAATGGTATGGCACGCCAAAATTCTACACGCTGACCGGCGCCAACGGCATCCAGGTGACCATCCATCCGTCCCGGCTCGTCATCTTCAAGGGGGCGATGGCGCCTAATGAAGAGTTTGGCGGCATCGGCAATCAAGCCTGGGGCGAAAGCGTGCTGGCCGCGACCTTCGACGCGATCAAGAACGCAGACAGTACGGCGGCCAATATCGCCAGCCTCGTCTTCGAGGCGAAGATCGACATCATCAAGGTTCCGCAGTTCTCGGCGAATATCGGCAATCAGGCCTATGAAGATGCCGTACTGCGCCGTTACTCGCTTGCCAACACCATCAAGGGGGTCAACGGCACCCTGATCCTCGATGCCGAAGAGGACTATGACAGCAAGAGCGCATCGCTCTCCGGTCTTACGGATATTCTGATGGCCTTCCTGCAGATCGTCGCCGGCGCGGCCGACATTCCGGTCACCCGATTGCTCGGCCAATCACCCGCCGGCATGAACGCGACGGGCACGGCCGATATGAAGAAAACTGGTTTGATCTTTTACCAAGCCCTGCAGAGGTCAATCGACTTCTTGACGCATTGGGCGGCAAGGTCGGTCTCAACGGGGACTTCGGCAACTGGGAGCGCGCCGGAAAATACGATGATCTTGCGAGGATCATGGGCCGCGCCGAGCTTTGCCACGCAAAGGGGCATTATTCCCCAACTGGCCTTGGTACCGAGGATTATATTCGTTGTGTCGAGGTTTCCGCCGCCGCCGGCTATCAAGGGCCTTTCACGCTAATCTATGATTCGACATACCATTGGGACGAATGGTCCGGCATCCTTGAGGAGCGGACTGCATCGCCAATGCTCTGAAAGATCAGGCGGTAGATCAGAGCTTGCTGTAACTGAAGCGATACCACAGCACATATTCAGGAGATTGCTCTACACCGCAACTTTGAGGATGGGCGGGCTCTGGACCTAATCGTCAATGAAACTCGTAGTCGTACAGAGCGCCCAGAAGCTGGTCCTGGGTTTGATAACCGGCATCGTAGAGATCGATAGCCACGTTGGCCGCGGACAGACCCTCCTGGCTTTGCAGTCTTATACTACGCTCCGCGCACCAGGCGAAGAGTGCGCCGGCGAGGACATCAATGTCATCAGGGTAAAGCGGCGCGTTGATCGTCATAAACATTCGCTACACCATTCATTGTTGGAGCTGGTACCAGACGGGCTGAAGCGAACACTGCTTTGGTTTTGGAAATTTGCAACCGCCTTCATTGCTCGACGTTAACGTCAGCCTGATATGGAACAGGTACCGTGTCTCTTAATGCGACAAGGTTCTTTGCGGCACATCATTGAGGAATTTGGTGCTCGCCAGGCCGGGCTGTTGGATGTGCAGGCCCGCCCTTTATGTCGTGTGGCGCAACAAACGAGAGGACGCCGAGCGTAATTGCCAG